AACATTTTCGGGCGGTGAAATAAAGGTTGGAATTGAAATGACAGAAAAACAAAAGGCATTTAAAACGCTTAAAAAACCAGAGGTATGTGGAACATTAGAATCAACAAGTGAAAGCGTTTATAGACCACGCAACGAAAAAATAACATCAAACGCAGCAGCAATATTGACTGGAATATCATCACAGCTTACAACAAGAAAACGAAACATTATTATAGGTGAAATAATAACCAAATTTCAATCTGAAAAGGATAGATTACCTAATGCAGACGAAGTAGTGAGCGAAATGGATAATAAAGTAAGTGTGGAAACAATACAAAAAATATTAGATACATACGCGAATGATCCAAATAATGTAGAATCGCCATTAAACCAAGTTTTATAATTTAGCGATTATTTTATTAATATTATTATTAATAATATTATTAATAAAATTAACTAAATATATCCCCTGTGTTTACAGGCAATACAATATAAAATAATAACAATGCTATTAACCACAAAATATAAATTATGTATATCTCAACTTCTAATCCAATAAAATTAAAAATTGTCGTTAAAGCAGTTATAAAAAGTATTACACAAATTGTGTTCATTATTATATTTTTCAATCCTTTCATTATATAATATCTTATATAAATAATTATATAATGTTTGTCAAAAATAAAAATATGAATGGTATAAGGGGAAATAGAAACGAAATTATTACACTTATTAATAATATAAAAAATGAGAATGCAAGTTTAAAAAATGAGAATGCAAGTTTAAAAAATGAGAATGCAAGTTTAAAAAATGAGAATGCAAGTTTAAAAAATGAGAATGCAAGTTTAAAAAATGAGAATGTAAATTTAAAAAATGAGAATGTAAATTTAAAAAATAACACTGATCTAATAAATAAAAACACATTGCTATTAAGAGAGAGCAATAAATTATTAATAAAAAATATTAACAATAGTGAAATAATAACTCAATATAAAAATGTTATTGAAAAACTAAAATACGAAAATATAACTTTAAAAAATGCATATAATTCATATAATTCATATAATGTTACCGACACAATTTCTTGTGTAGATTCGGATGATGAATAATATTATTTAATCTCATTCAACTTCTAAATATGATATCGGATAAAAATCTTTCTTATTATTTAATAAAATTTTAGATGTTATTTTATCGGAATATTTTGTATTTATTCTTAAACTATCAAACTCTGAATTTATTCCATCATTATTCACATCCCGTATTATATGATGGTTTCCTAAAAATAATGCATATTTTATAATACCTTTGTTTTCATCATTTTTATAGACAACGTCATTATTTAAATTTTCAATACATGATAAGTAGTCTAAAAAAATATAGTATTTGTCATGTTTGTAAGTAAAATTTTTTCTATATCCTAAATTAATATATAATAAATTTTTGCTATATGTGTCCCCAAAATAAGCAACAGCAGGAACTTCATATAACCTATCTTGATTATCATATAAAAAACAAAATTTTGGATTGTTTAATAAAAAATCTGACACACTATTGTTAATTTTTAAATTAAATGAATTACCGTGATTAATTACTTCAGAAACCATAACAAAATGTATTTTACCATCAGTTTGCATTAATTTATTTCTGTAATCTTCATTTAAATCGCATTTAAACATTAACATTTTTTTATTTTTATAATTTGAATATCCGTCGTATGTAAACTTTGATTTATTCCATTCAGAAAAAATATTTTTTAAGTTAAATATTATTTCATTGCTTGCTACACCACCCACATAACGAAATTTATAAAAATCTATCATCTCGTCCTCCTCATTCTCTAAGAGCGAATATAATAAAATAGGGTTTCTTTTATTAATAATATGATAAATACAAACATAAACATTTTCATTTATATCCAGTTTCGACTCATCTATATTTAATAATTCTTTTCCACCAAATATTATGTCTTGTTGATAATTTATAATATTTTCTCGATTTATTAGCGGATTTCTTTTTATTTTTGCATCTTTTTTTGAATTAGTAAAATCAATTTCATTTAATTTAGTTGGATTATTCATCTTTAAATTAAATTTCTTTTGTATAATAGTTCTTTTGTTTTCATTTAACATATATATAATGATATTACATAAATTTAATATTTTTTAATCTTTATTTTTTTTATGTCTAATATCTTCTTTAATTTTAACTTCTCTCTTATCTAAAATATAATTTACGACATCATCCGAATCTATTTGTGGTATTTCTTCGAAGTAACTCGACATAGTTTCCAGTAAATACTTCTTACTAATTGATTGTTTTACTTTACTTTTAGTATAAATAATATTACCGTCTGACGTATCAAAACTATCTATCTCGTTTGTCCTCATTACTTTTACTAAAATATCAGTTAATTCTTTTCTTCGTGTTTTTCTTCTTTTTATTTCATTATTTAATACGTCGATTTCACTATTTATTTTTTTTAATTCTTGGATTGAATCAACTAATTCCTGTTTTGTAAAATTTGCCATTAATATAAAAAATAATAATATTTTTAAATTACTTATCTATAATTACTTCCTTGACTATTGTTTTTATTATTTTATTTTCATTATCACTATCTGTATATTGTGTTAAACTTTTAATCATATCAATATAATTAGCAGTACCCTGTTCTGTTTGATCCCAGTTTGGATAATTTTTCTCCCATTCTTTTATTTTATTTATTTGTCTTTTCGATACCACCGCCAACGCTTTTTTTAGCTTAGATTTTTCGTTACTATCTTTTTCCCAAATATTATTATCTTTAACATATAAAACTTCGCGTTTTAAATCGCTACAGTGTATGGGTCTTTTATTAAAATCAAGTTGTCTCAGTCCTCTTACAAAAATATTGGTTATTCCCGTAATATAACCTTTCTCTCTGGTATTATCTAAATCTTCGAATTCTAATTTTAATGTTTCAACAAAATCGGTTAAATTAATAGCGTCCTTGCATTCTTCATTTAAAAATAGATTTAAATTAAACTTATTAATAGTTGTATTATTGTTATTATTGCCTATCTTTGGAATCATATCCTTGACCATTTCCCTCATTTCCTTATTTTCTAATAGAATATTTTGGTTTTGGTTGACCAATGTTGATATTAAATTCTTTAAATCTTTATTATCATCGGTATTTTGAATTATAACGTTTTCATTAATACAATTCTTCTTATGACGATTAAAGCTTTGAATATGCGTATATTCGCGCCCACAATTACAGATATATGGTCTTGCATATTTTTTGAGCATTTTTGAGCATTCTGTTTTTTGGTGTTTTTTGGTCTTACAGTGTTGATTAAATAAAAATTTTGTCTTACCTTCATAATTACATTTTTCACAGTAGAAAATCGGTTTTTTCTTGTCAGTGTCAAAATCGCATATTTTTTTGAGCATTATATGTAAATAATGCTCAAAAAAATATGCTTAAATTCTTTCAATTTTATCTATTTTTTCGTCTTTTTTACTCACTGCATAAGAATCCCTACATAATATTCTATACCCTTTTATATTTTTCCTACATTACAGTGTAAATCACGTTTTCACGTTTTTTTTACAGATTCTAAAATGAGAAATCCCAAATTGGACAAAAATAAATGTCCAAAAACGATAAATGAAAATTTAGAATTGAAAAAAATGTGAAAAAACGTGAAAATAAAATAAAAATAAAATACAGAAACTATTTATTAATATACAACCTATTAACCAGTTCTTTTTTACTTCCGGCAATACTTAGCCCTTTTTCTTTTAATAAAACATGTAATGACTTTACCGTATTTGCTTTATATGATTTTTCTTGTTCGGCGGTCCAAATAATACTATTTAATAATTCCTTCTTTTTTGATGTTTTTAATTTATTTTTCCAATGGGTTTCACACAATAAACCAAATTCGCTATGAAAAGCATTTTTATTACAAGGTTTATCTTTTTGTTTTCCAGACTTAAAAATCCATTCACAATCATTGCATTTCATACAATATTCTTTCGGATTATTAACGCCATTTATTTTTTCAACGCCTTTATATTTGGGTATATATGGTATTAATTTATTAATTGATTTACGACAATAAGGACAATCTAACTGATATGGTTTTAACCTTTTAAAGTTATTGGGATTATATGATAATTTTTTTTCTTTAATTTCATTATATAAAGGCACATAATTAAACTTATGTGAACATTCTAATGTTATATGATTCTCGTCTAATACAGACCCTGATATTAAACATACATCATTTTCATGATCGTGTGTATTTTTTTTTAATAAATCAAAAAAATTTATATCATCTTCTATTACGTAGTTCATTATATAAAATAAATAATAATCTTTATATTATATTAGTATGGTAAAAAAAGAAATTTGGGGAACTGCTACATGGTATTTATTTCATACATTATCATATAAATTAAAACATGATAATGAACAACAAGTAAAAATACTGTATAACCATTTTAAAAATTTTTGCAATCATTTACCGTGTCCGATATGTAAAGAACATGCAATGCGTTTTTTAGCAAAAGTAAATGATAATAATATTAAAACAAAAGATAATTTGATTATAATAATGTTCACATTCCATAATGAAGTTAACAGAATGACCAATTCTAATATATTCACTATGGAAGAGCATAATAAATTATACGATAAAGCTAATACGGATAATATGGTTAAATATTTTATTAATGTGTGGAGTTATAAAAATGGAACCGGATATCAGGGAATGAAACAAAATAGTTTTTCAAAGCAACAATGTATAAATAAATTTAAAAGTTATATTTCAAAAAATAGAAATTTATTTAACTAACTGGATGTTGCTGTTTTTTGTTTTTTTTTGCATACAAATTTAGTTTTTGATTTTACACATTTAACATTATTACTTGATAATTCGTCATAGTATAATACCTCTTTAATTCCTGCCGCCCACCATAATGTAAACCAAATAGCACCATATGCTGTGCCAATAAGAGCACCTAAAAATATTCCAAGTCCTGTCGTACAATTTTTGGTACTAAATGGATTAAATCGAGATTGTATATCAATAACAAATATAATAGATAAAAATATTATTAATGATGGATTAAACTTACCACTATTGTTCATCATACTTATCAAATATGATAGTGTAAATGTATGAAATATTGTATTCGTGCACGGAACACTTGTTTGTGGAACAACCAACGGAAAATCAAGTAATCCACAAGACATTGGTTTAGATTTTTCTGCTTGTATAAGGTCATCGTTAGTAAAGTATTGTAGCAAGAAAACATTTGAAAATGATGCCAATATCACACCAATCAAATATACGAATCCTTTTAAGTTCTGATCTAATATTGATGATATTAAAAAGAAAAATGATATTAGAAATGGAGATAAAGTGGAAATAATCTTGGGTATATTATATAAACTAAATTTAATAGCCATTTATATAATATATAAATATTATTTTAAAAATAGCATAGTAAAACATT